TTATCGTTCAAAGTCTCGCTGCGACCGCTGCAAACGTACCTGTTTTTTATATGCGGACGCATTAAGTTCAACCCTTTCAAGGTTAACCATTTTTTTGTAATGGTTCAGGTCTACGGACATTACCTTGCAATAGCCAACCAGTTCCCCTACTGATCTTTCATAATTGGGCGAGGCTATTCCGGTAGATATTGCTGCATCTTTAATCGCTTGCGCGAGTACGTCTCTTTCAAGTTTGTACTCTTGCGCGGTCTTTTCTTTGGTATCCATTTATGACTCCTTCTGGTTTTAAAGAACCCCCTTTCGAGGGTTCAGGTTGGAAATTAAAAAGGAATGTCAGAATCTTCCTTCTCCCGCTCCTGAACCGGAGCTTGGGACGGTTTGCTGTCCTTTTTCCCGCCCAGGAACCTAAGATCGTTGGCGATGATTTCAGTGGTGTAACGCTCCATTCCAGCCTTGTCAGTCCACTTGCGGGTTTCAAGACGGCCTTCAATAAAGGCCGGATCGCCCTTTTTCAAATGTTGCTGAACAATCTCAGCCAGCTTGCGGTAAAAGGTTACACGGTGCCATTCCGTTTTCTCCTTAACTTCACCTGTCTGCTTGTCCTTCCAAGTGTCAGTGGTAGCCAGGGAAACGTTAGCCACAGCATCGCCATTTTGCATGTAGCGGACTTCAGGGTCTTTGCCAAGGTTGCCGATGAGGGTTACGCGATTGAGTGAGTTCATTTTTAAATCTCCTAAGGATTGGTTGAGTTTGGGACCGTTCTCTCCGGCCATGTCACGCACAATGTTTAGAGAGATAAGTACGTTTTTCTCTTGTTACCTGGTGCGACTGTCTACGGTTCTTATTATACCACCTTCGGAGGTATTGTCAAGTATTATTTGCAAGTTTATTGAAATAAATCTATGTAATTTATAAGGAAACTAAGTTATGGGAGACACACCTTTTATAGACAAGGTTTTTGAGCTTTTCGGGTTTCTGGTGTTCTTTGTTGTTGGTGTGGGATTTACGGGAGTTTTGATTGGCGCTCTTTACGCCATGAGGCGTAACTTGCCTGTGGTGGGAGGGGTGTTCGTAGCGTTGATAGCTTTCGGGCTATTTTGGGAGGTATGAGAAATTATCCACGCCCGAAGGGGGTCGGGTAATTTCGCACTGGATGATTTGGGTGGTAGTCGTAGGGTCTTGGGGAGTTATCCATGCCCGGAGCCATGGACAGTAAAAAGTCCACGAATGGCGGAAGGGGTGGATAACTCCACTGTTATTCTGTTGTTGTTGCTTCCCTGTACTTCTTGTTGAACTTCGACATTGCGGCTTTCCTTTTTTCCTCGATAGCCTTCTTCAGTTCCCGCTTGTTTGGCGGATCGCTTTTATCGAGCCGGTGTTCGTCCTTCTTCAGGCGATTGAGTAAGTTCTTGGTTGCCTTCGCTGCTTCCGCAAGCCTGATTTCCTTGCCGTGTTCCTCCCGTATTTTTCGCACCATTTCGGTGTCGCCTTTCTCCTTGTAGGTTTTCAGTTCCTTCGCGGCAGTCTCCACGGCGCGAGTTGCCTCATAATATTTCCGGTCTGTCTGGTGTTCTGGTTTCGCTCCAACAAAGATGTTGACGAAGGGGATTTCACGCGCCTGAACTTCATCGCCTTGCGCTAGTTTCATCGGGCCGCTTAAGGTCTGGAGATAGGTGCGCCCTGCTCCGCCCAAAACGGATGAAACAGCGAAGTCAAAGAAGGCCGGATTGACGTTGATGAATCCCGGCCTGACTTCATTTCCTCCAGTGGTTTCGTTGAGCATTTCAGCCAGCCATTTACCGGCTGCGCTGTTGGACTTGAAGCCCATCAGGTATTCAGGATTGGGAACGCCAAATGGTTGCTGCGGTTTGCGCAGCGGATTCCCGGCGAAGTTCTTGTTCTCGCTCCACTGCACAAAGGGATCGGTAACGGTAGGTGAGAGGTATTGAAGCCCGGATCCAGCTTGCCCCGTGGGGCTAAAGGCATCAATGAATATGCTTGTGAGGTCCGCCGCGCTTTTCACGGCGCTGTAGTTTGGCCTGAACATGATCTCGCTCAACTTCCGGCCAGTGCTGGCAAAGAAGTTATACCCGTAGGGCATCGGGATTGTGACAGGGCGGTTGTTGACCATGAACACAAAATTCATCGCTTTTACGTGTTCCGGCAGTTGATCGTAATCGTTTTCGCCGTCCTCATCGTCATCTCCAGCCAGGGATCGGGCAAGGATGTCCATGAGGAACCCTGAAAGGATCACGCCAGCAACGATCTTCTGCACTTGCTTGTTCTTGAGCGCCTTGAATAGCCGCGCGCTGCCCTGAATCGAGGCATTCATGAACATGTACCATGCGTTGAGTTCCGCGCCCTTTGCTCCGCGCGTATTGAAGTTGACGGTGAGGTTCTTCGCCAGTTGCGCGGCCTTGCCTTCCGATAGGCCGGAACGGCGGGCATTCACGTAAGCTGAAAGCCGTGCGCCGTTTTCAACAGCGTTGTTGGCATCCTGAACCACATGCCACCATGCCGTAGTGGAACGTTGCAACATGCGCAGTTTCCCAGGTTTCATTGCGGCGAGTTCTTCCCGGAGCGCGTCAGCGCGTTTTCCGATGTCCTTGTAATGCTCCATCCATCCCGTTTGCCCCCCGGCATTCTTGAACTCTTGTGCGTACTTGGCCCATTGCGAAGTTTTGTTCCCGCGTGACATATCCCACATGCCTTTTATGGCTGCGCGGATGTCTCGGAAAACTTCCTTCTTTTTGTCCGCAAGTTCGGTATCGGTAAGGTTTATATAGGTGGTCTGGAGGTCACGCAGGAAGTTTCGAGCGGTGAATACCGGGTTGAGTGTGGTATTCATCGTTGCCAGGAATCGGGTGAATTTTCCGACCATCTGCGTGACTTCGCCCATTTGCTCCGAACTCATGTTCTTCATTGAAGCCGCTAGGCGCATGGCTTCCGGATTTTGATCGTTGAAAGTTATCGTATGCTCTTCACCGTCGATCTTGAGAGTCAATACTTCGGGCCGGTTTTTGTAGGTCGGGTCGACTCTCTCAACAACCAGACCGGAAGTGGGGTCAACTGTACGCATCATGGGCGCGTTGTCCAGCGTCCATAGGGAGGGGTCCGGGTGAAGCTGTGCGAAGCGGAAAAGGGTGCGGTCTACTCTCGCCTTTTCAGAGCGGATGATTGCCGCCTCATGCTGGGCCACAACATGCGCGAGGATGTTTGTTGCCTCCTTGGTCGAGCCGGTTGCGCGTTTCGATTCCTTCCCGCGAATGTTGTATCCCTGCCCTATTTTGGGCATGGTGTTCCCGCTTACTTCGTCGCGGTGTAGGGGAACGTAATGCTCATACTTCTTGTTCCACGCTTCGATGGCATCCGATTTCTCCAATCCGGAATCAACATAGATTTGGCGCGTAGCTGTTGTGATGGCATCAACTATTCCTGAAATCTTGTCGAGTGCCTTCCGCTTGCCGTCCTTATCCGCCTTATCGAGTATCGCCTGTGCTTCGGCGTTGCTCATGCCGGATAGGGCCGTGTTGTCGCCTTGGTATGGCTTTACGAGGCGCAATGCCTTGAGTTTGTCCAGAGCTTGCGTATAGTCCTTGACGTTCTGGCTCCTGCGCACTTGTGCGATATCGCTCTTCAAGCCCACGGCGAGAGATTCATCCGCTATACCGTCCTCGATGTCGGCTTCGGCTTGGCGCAGTTCCCGGCGCAACTTCAGGAATTCTTTTACATCCGGGTCATTGGCAAGGGAATCGCGCTGCTTTTCGAGTGCGGCAGTCTGGGACTTCAGTTCTGGTTCCGTGGGGTTGATCTCCTGCATAGCCGCGTTGCGGCTGGGAGCATGGAGAGCATGAAGGTATTTTTCAACGTCCTGATACTCTACCCCGGATTCATGAATAGCTTTAAGCAGGGGATCGCGCATTTGCTCTTCAAAGTTATCTGTCCGGGCGCGAACCATGCCTGAATAACGTTCTTCAGCTAGGGCGGCGTCTGCGTCTTCGGTAACAGGTCCGGTGCGTTCTTGTATATTTTTCAGGGGCTTAAAACGGTCCTGAAAGTTGTAGATCAGGGAATCGACTACTTTATCTATGCGGGCACGGAATGGGGTTGCTGGGGTAGTGGTGCTGCGGGAAAACAGTGTGGCTGCTGCGGCTGGTCTTGCGTTCGCCCCGCCGTTCTCTACAAACTGCCTTGCCGGGATCAGGAAATTTTGGATGATTTCGGCATCGGATAGCTTGATGCTGCCAAATCCGGGAATGGTACGGCGCATCCATGAGCGGATTGCAGCGAAGGCGCGTTGAACTACACCGAGTTTCGGGTTGGTCTGCGCCATCTCCGCAAGCACTTCCTCTGCCGCGATGAGTTGATCAGACTCCTTGCCCATGTCCAAGCCGTACTGCTTGGCCTTGGCTTCAATATCCTTCCGCCGTAGCGTTGCTACTTGCTTGAGAATGGGGGTAAGGCTGTCTCCGAATACTCCACGCAGTCCAAAGTGTCCAAGCGATTCATGCATCAAAACGCGCAGCACATCGCCGGGATTCTTCATCTGGTCCGCTACGATATAGACCTCGTTGTTATGCACGAAGGCTTCAGGTTCGCCGGTAGCGCCTAACGATAGCTGGCGTTCGTTCTCTTCTCGTACCGCTGCCGGTGCATCGGCCATAGTTCGCATTACGATGACTTGGGGCGCGTTCTTCCAGCGTTGGGTTATCTCGTTAACGATGTCATGAATCTGCTTCGCTCCCCGATAGGAGAGGTCTTTGGCGGTTGGTTTGCTGCGGCTGAACTTTGGAGTTTCTTTCTTGGCGGGAGCGGCTTTTACTTCTTCGCTGATCTTGGTCAGGATATCGGCGGTATCAGGGTCCGCACGCCGCATCGCCGTGGCTTGATTGCGAAACCAGCGCGACTCAAGAGTGTTGTCTGTTCGTGTCCCGGCCATTACCTCCTTGGCACGGTTTATCACGGTGTTGATGCTGCGCTCCTTGCCGGATTGTTTGGCGGCAGCGCGGCGCTTAATGAGGGATTCTATGAGTGGCCGTAAGTCGCTTTCTGGTTTTGGTGCTGCTCCCCCTGTTCCTTCCTCTTTCTTTACTTGCTGATCTTTTTTGCCGCCATCATTAGGCCGTGCATTATTCGGGGATTCTTTTGGGCTTTGCGTAGAAGGTTTAGGAGCGGCTTCGGGTCTATTTGCTGGCTTGGTGAAGAGGTCTGTGGTTTCGGGCTGCTTTTCGGTAATACGCTCTTTTGCATTTTTCAATAGCTCCGGTTTGGTAGGAATGCCCGCGCCAAAAATATCATTGGTCGATGTGTCGATTCGGGACACGGAATCATAATACGTGCGTATGAAATCCGCTATCTTTCGCTGAGAGCGCATGTTTGCTTCGAGCATCCGAAGCAGGAACTTCCCTTGATCGTTTATTTCATCTCCGAACATTCCTATTTGTGAAAGGAATTCTTCTGCGGTTTGCCCTTGGGCTTTGATCTTAGATAATGTTTCCACTGCCCCTACAAGGTCTTCGCTTATGTCGAGTTCTGCCGGTAGCCTTCCTGCCTTTATATCCTCCCGTACCTTTGCTGCGCTTCCGGCAGCTTTTACCAGTGCGCCGGATATGTTTCTAAGGTCGTTGTCGGTCGATTCGACAAGGCGCTCCAGAGTGGGATTGCTGCCATATGCGGAATAGAGCATGGCGTTTCTTATGCGCCTCACGCCTTCTTGAGAGAGCCTTCCATCCTTGTCTACAAGCGACCCAAGTTCGGCGGCACTGTAGCCGCCCAGCGTTTGCCTTATATTTTGGATATTGCTGCCTGTAAGCGCCACATCGCCGGAATCACTGATTTCGAGGTTTTCCAATCCCTTCATGCGTTCCGCATCTATCTTTGCCAGTTCCAGCCCGGAATACTGCAATCCGGTTCCAGAATTGGAAGCTATTGCCAGTTTGCGGGTATCAAAGGGTTGCGTGATCCGACGAACGAGAACCGGCTTTTTCATTGCGTCGATCCTGGCCGGATCAATGCCTTTGGCTATTGCATCGGCTCTCAGTTGCGTTTTGTATCCTTCCGCACTGCCTTGATCGTATGCGCGGCTTACTCCTTCAAAGCGCCCATTTCCTCCAACGATAGCGCCATCATGAGAAATAGTAGGCGCCCCCACATCCATTACTGGAGAATCAGCCAATCGACGATAGTCGGGATTATTGGCAATGCCTTGAATCTGGATATCGGAAGCCGCGCGGGATCGGTCACGCGGCTGATTCTTCCCTTCCTTGATAGTCGCATTGACGGAATCAGCGTCTACAACATCCCATTGAGCGGGTAAAGATGTGTTATCCGGCAAAACGACCTGTGTTTGTGCTTCAGGAATGGGCTTGCGGCTCGATTCTGGGGGTCTAGGCTGGGTGATAGGCTTTTTGGTAGGGGTAAGTATGGGCTGTGTCTTTTTAGCGCCTTCCTTGGCCTTCTCTGCGCCTGTGGCAACGATTCTTTTAATTGTGTCTGCCGGTTTTTCCGGTGCGTTGGCAATTTCAGGTGCTACGCCTTCAGTCTTGCGCCGGTCTATTTCCGCTGTGGCGACTTCCTTCGCGCGTGCGCTGCCCTTGCTGGCGGTATATAGGAGAACATTGTTGGAAACTTGGGTTACTGGAGTTCCGGCCAGAGTCGCCGGTTTTGTCTTTGTGGCGGGAACGATCAGGGGATTTTTGGCGTAGGCATCCTCACGCTGCTTGGTTATTTCTTGCTGGCGCAACTTGTCTTCAGCGGTAAGCTCAAAGCCTTCCTTGTTGGCAATGTTAAAATCGGCTTGAGTCGATACCGGCTGTACCGGCTTAAGGTTTCCGTCTTCGTCGCGCGTCAGTTCAATCCCGCCAACAGAGCGGGCTTTCGGGACCGCAACGAACTTGTCAGGTTCGCTGGGGGATTTGATTACTTCATGCGGGACGCCGGTCTGCTTGGTTTCCTCTTTTGCCGTTTCTTCTGCGGTTTCTGGATTGTCGAAGAGGCGTTTGAGTCCCTTGCGGTTCATTGCGCCAGTGGCCGCAATTTCGCCTATACTCGTGCCGAGTCCGGCGAATCCCTCAACTACCGCGTCAACGGCGTTCGCCTTTCCGGTTGCGGCTAGTTCCCCCAGGTATTCCCCGGCTCCCTCACCTATGGTTTCGAGTGCTACCGCGCCGCCTGTCCTGGCGAGTCGTTTGCCCAGCGCATCCGCGCCTTTCTGGGCCAGTTCTTGAGCGGCCTTTACCTTCTCCGCGATTTCAGGCGTTTCCATGGCGGCTTTTCTGGCCGCTGCGTTGGCTACATCAACGCCGCTGTCGGTCAGCGCCTTGGTGGTGGCGCGTTCTACTGCGCGTCTGGTTGTGCCGGTGATGAACTTGGTAACTCCAAGGGTTGCGGCATCAACTCCGGTTATTACCCCGCCCTTGGTCAGACCTTCCCGCCTTACCCTGCTTTGTTCTTCAGGGGTATAGGTTCCATCCTGTGCCGCTTCCAGCGCCTTGCTGCCGGTTTCCAGCCCGATATTGGCGCTTGCGAGTCCGGCGAGTCCGCCTATGACTGTTCCAGCGGGACCGGCAAATGATCCCGCCAGCGCTCCCGCCCCGCCCGCTCCCAGCGCAGCCAGTGAGTTGGGTATCTGTTCGGCAACCATCAGGCCGAACCCGCGAGGGTTGTCGATTGCTGCGCCGCCTACTGCCTTGATCCCTTCCCAAAGCGAAGGATTTTCTCCGAGCGCTTTCTTTTGCTCGTCGATATGAGCATAGAACCGTTCTAGGTCAGGGTCTTTCGGTGCTGCGGCTTGTTCTTGCGCCGCCTTAACCACGCCCGCCGCGTCACCCTGCATCGTGTCTGCGGTAGCACCCAGCGCCCGGAGCGTTCCCTTCGCGCCTTCCCGGATTGTTCCCATGAGTCCGAGAGGCTTTTCCGGTGCCGCTGGTTTGGCAATGGCGGCTTGCCGTGGCGCTGCCGCGTTTGCCATTTCGTCAAGCCGACTCATGGCATCCGGTGAGAGGTCGAAACCTTTGCGCTGTGGCATGGCTGAAGTAACCCGCCGCGCAGCGCGAGGCTCTTCCCGTATTAATTCTCTTCGGGTATCTTCTTCCAGATTGGGAATGAGGGAATCGAGGGGCATTATTTAAGCGCGTCCCGGCGTACGGCGATATCTTGAGCTTGCAGGGAGAGAACTTTTCTCTGGTTCACGTCAAGATTGGGGGATTTCAGGGCCTGCTGTACCGCTGCCATTTGGGCATTGAGTGTTTTAAGCGCGGTTCTCTTATCCTGAAGTGAGGCAAGGGTAGCCGGTTGCTGTGGCGCAGGAGCGGTGCCGCCCAGCGATTGCGGTGAAGGAGCGCCTTGTGGTGCGGTTGGTCTTTCTTCGGATAGTGCTTTTCGTCCACCAAAACGCGGCAGTAACTCTTTTTCCTGCCATCGTTTGATGTCCGCCGCACTGCCGCCAACAGGATATGTCACCATGGCATCAGTGAATTTATGGTGCTGCCGCGCATCGAGTTCTTCGCCTAATTGCTCTTCGAGAAAATCCTGATACTGGTTAGATGCACTATCCAGCGCTTGCCGCCTTTGCGGGTCAACCTCGAATTTTCCTGTTTCCTCGTCCTTGACTGACGATACGCGGTCAAAACTCTTGTCGCGCCGGGAGATTGCGGTATTGATCTGTGCTTCGGATGAGCGGCTTGGCCTGAGTCCTCCAAGCCCCGCACGGTCTGCTTTGTCTGCATTGGCTTCGGCAAGTACGCTCTTGCTTTTAAGCAATCCGATATAAGCATTGGTTTGGCGGTCATCATTGGACTGCTTGCGTTCCTCCAGCCCTGCCTTGCGCTTCTTGTCCTCAACTTCAAAGAACTTATCCGGGTCCATGGTGGACTGAAGCAAGTCTTTAACATTGATGGTCTTCTCGCCTTGCCCGTCAATGTTGATTTTCCAGTTGTGGTCATTGGGATCGGAAGGCTTGACCTTTACCGGCATGTCCTTGATGTTCATACCGCCCTGCCTGAGAGTATCGACGGCGGCTCCTGGGTTGTTCTGTATGAGGGCCATAGCTGCTTGAGTCATGCCCCGCTTTTGCGCGGTATAGGCTTGCTCCATATACTTCACGCCTTCATCGTGCAGTCCGTGTTTCGCAAAGATGTTGGCTATGTTGGTAAGCATTTCCGGCGAGTAAGCGCCGGTCACCATGCCTTGCGCGAGAACTTGCCCCGGCTTTTCGATAGGTTGTGCTGGTGCTGGTGGTGTCTGCGGTACTGCCGCAAGTGATCCGGCCTGTTCTGGTACTTGTTGCACGGTTGGAGCAAGAGCACCTTGTTGTGGCATGCCGGGAGCTTGCGGAGTTTGGGCTTGCTGCGGTTGCTGGAACGCCTGAGTAGTGAATTGCGCTATTTCCTGTAACGCTGCATTGCGCCTATCCCGTATCGCTTTTTCGGATTGGTATTGATCCTTCCGCATCTCGTGGACTTCAGCATCCCGCGCGTCCGCCTGTTCTAGCCTTGCTTGATACCGATCCTGCAAGTCAAGGGAGCGCTGCTGGTTGCGCCATTGCATGCCCATGTTCATCCCTTCGGCAATGCCTTGGGCAAGTCCTCCGAGTCCTACAAGCATTTCGTTCTCCTTATTTCGGCATCATCATGAACGCGCCGCCCAGCGTTCCGAGTCCTTGGAACAGGCCGGAAAGGGCTTGATTCTGTGATTGGTACGCCTGAACCTGATTGCCGTACAGATTGTTCAAGAGGCTCCCGGCAGATGCGTTTGAGTTGGCAGCGCCGCCGAACCATTGCCCTGCCGCTGCCATGTTGGCGTTCCTGATCTGTGAATTGTTGGCAAGATTTCCCACGGCGGAATTTCCGGCATTCAGGGCCGTGCTGTCTGCCGCGATCCCGGTTTGAGGAAGATTGCGGCCTGTCTGCGCTACGCCGGTACGCAAGGCGATTCCTTGCAATACGGTATCCTGCCGCGCCTTGTTCATTGCCCCGGCAGTGTCCCGCGCCTGCGCGATGGCGTTTTCATTGGCGAGTCCTGCAAACCGGCCAGAGTTCGGATTGACGCCCATCGCCGCCAGTGCGCGTGCGTTCTGGTCTGCTGCTTGGCCGTAACTGCGGGTAACGTCCGCCCCGGCTTGAGCAGCCAACTGTTCTTGACGTTCAGGAGAGTCGAAGTTCATTGCATCCTGAACCGTCTTCGCTTCTACGGGCTGGTACAGGCTCTTATAGAGGTTCCACTGTTCGGTAGCCCTCTTAGCGTTTTCATCTCCCGATGTTATTTGCTGATTGACGATTTTTTCAACGAGCGGGTCTTGTACCTTGGCTCTTTCCTTTTCCCACGCGAGTTGTTGCTTGGCAACGTCAAGTTGCTGCTGGGCAATGTCGGCATTCTGTTTTGCCGCCTGACCGATAAGCGGATCGGGTTTCGGTGGTTTACTGCTGCACATGGTTTTCATCCTCCAGTAATTTGACTAAGCCATTCTCGACATGCTTGTATCCAAGCAAGCGGAATAGCCGTTCCGCCTTGTTTACGGTTTTGACGGTGATATGGATTTCACGCGCTCCCAACTGCTTCAGTTGTTCCTCTACCCAAAAAATGAACCGGCGTCCGCGTTGTCCGCTTCGTGCTTCTGGCAGGAGATAAAGGGTGTCTTCGGTAGCGATCAGCGTTTGCGTGTGGGCGCTCATATCGAGGTACATAGCGCAGTTGCCAACGAGTCTGCCGCCCATTCGCAGGGTGAACAGGACATAGCGCCCCGCCTGTTCATACCGAATGAAGGTTGCGTAGGCTGGGTTGAATGGCAGTCCGTGCCGGTGTTCTTCGGTTTCATTCCAGTGCGCGAGATGCAGCGGATAAATTTCTTCCTGAATGTCCTCCATCTTTTCCAGAGAAAAAACGCAGTCCTCAGACCATTCCGGCATGATCCGGGAAATGGTGGAGGGATGGACAAGCGTAGGCATTTGCTGTGCGGCTTGGCATATTGCAAGAGCAAGCGCGGGAGTTACCGGGCTATTCATTGCAGCATTGAGAATGTTGATAAGAGCGGTATTCAACTGTCGAATCTATCCTTTAGTTGTCGAAGAAGATCACGAGTGAGCTTGTTGGCATCGTAGAGCGCTTGGCATTCGTCCTGAGTTGGCGTTGAAGAAAAAGTAATGTCTGGCATGTCTGGTACATCAATAGCATTGCCCCGCCTTCCCATCAGGATTTCCAGTGTGTTTTTCAGCCATGGATCGGTCCCTGAAGGAATCCCTGGCTTCTGGATTCCGGCGCTCTTTGTTGTGGTGGTAGATACCCATGAATCTACGATTATTCCAAGGTCTGTTGCTTTTCCAGCAAAACTGCCTTTGCGCCGGGTGCCGTATCCGCTGGAAGTTAACCTAGACTTGGATGCCATCTAAAGTATGACAAACGAATCACCGGAAACCGGCGCGGTAGTCAAGGCCGTCACTCCGAATGTGGGATTGGCCGCGCTGGTGTTGCTCGTAATATCGGTTGCCTGCCCTCGCAGATTTACGGTTGTGGTGTCATCGGTGAACACGATCAGCCTGCCCTTGTATTTATCGGCAACCCCTCCAGCCGGTGTCAGGGCGGATGAAACGATGCTGGTGGTGGTAGAGCCGCCGCCAACCGTGCCAATGACGTTGCCCTTGACGGCCCGATGAAAAGCATCCCGCGCCGTGGTGGAATTATTGATCGCCCCAAGGTTTGCATCCATGCGCCCACCAACTAGCGCGGCAGGAAGGCGAGTCTGGATGTTATCGGTATCTGCTTGAACTGCGTCTACCTTGCCATTGGTAACTGCGATAGCCGCCGAGATATCGGATGCGTCTGCGGGGTCTGCCGGGAGGTTATCTGTTTTGGCTTTAACGGCCAGCGCTGCATCGCGGATGGTATCCAGTATTCCGGTAGTCGGATCAGTTGGAGTCGTGCCGCTTGTTGGGATACCAAGGATGGCGCTCATCGCCGTTACTTGGTCTGCGGTGAGGCTTCCGCCGCCGCCTCCCCCTGATATTCCGCTTACTTGCGCATCAAGGTTTACCTCTATCCGTTCTCCGTAGGTGCCTGTAGTTCCATAACTGGAAATTGCTGCGTTCCATACGGCTCCCGCTACTCCGGCAGCATTGAGCCAATCGCCCTTACCATTGAGTGCGCCCGCCGCAATTCCAGAGGCCGTGAGCCACCCTGACGTGATGGCAGGAAGGTTTGTCAAGGTGGTCACGGTCGGTATGACGGCGCCGGTGTGCGTACCAGAGGCGAGAGTTACGCCAGCGGTCACGCTTCCGACTGCGCCAGTAACAGAACCAACAGCCCCGGTAACGCTCCCCACGCTGCCAGTGACATTGCCTGTCAGGTTGCCGGTGATATTGACCGAGGTTGCCGCGTTGCTCCCAGCGATAAGCAGGCCCCCGGCAGCGCCCGCCGTGGCTGACGGTAGATAATCGGTTTTGGCCTTGATCGCCGCTACTTCGGTGTCAACGTAGCCAGTAAGCGTGTCCACGCTGGTTTGAGACGAACGGCTTGAAATGGTGGCGTTCAGGTTGTCGCCTAATATCTTCCCGGCTGTTCCTGCCCCATATGCTCCCGGCAGTACAGTCGCCCAAGGATCGCCTGCCGATCCCGCCGCATTCAGTCCTGCTCCTGTAGTGCCAGATGTAAGGTGTGCGGAAATAGCTTCGTCCCATACCGCATCAGCCACATCCGCTGCACTTGGGGCGCTTGCGCCCGATACCGCCGCATCGAGATTATCCCCGATGATTTGCCCCGCCGTGCCAGCACCGTAAGCTCCAGGCAACAGGGTTGCCCATGGGTCGCCAGCGCTCCCGGCTGCGGATACGCCAGCCCCAGCCGATCCCGCTGTGGCATGGCTTGCCAATGCCTCATCCCAAACGGCATCTGCGATATCGGCAGCGGTAAGACTGCCGCCGCCCGCCGCACTTACTGGCGCGTCCAAATTGGTTTCGATCAACGAGCCATAGCTTCCCCCACTGCCATAGGAAGCGATTGCGGCATTCCATGTCGCCGCCGCGACTCCTGCCGCATCGAGGTCATTGAACCCGGTTATTCCGGTTCCTTTGGCAAGGGATATGTTCGTTCCGGCGGTAAGTACGCGGCTTGCGGTTCCCCATGCCTTGTCTGCCGCCGCTTGGGTTATATCCACCAATCCACCCGCGCTGATCGACATGCTGCCGAAGTTCGATGGGAAGGATTGTGTGAGGGAATACCCTGTCTTGCCTACGTTCCAATCCCCCTTCCCGTTCAATGCTCCTGAATCTATCCCGGCAGCGGTGATCCATCCGGCAGGGATCGAGGGAAGCGCGGTGATATTTGTTGGGCTGGCGACACTGGAGGGGAATGTTACGCCCGCGCCTGCTGTGACGGTTTGGCCTGCCAGTTGCACGGTAGAAACATCCAGATTATCTGTTCCAAGTACCAAGGCATCGTAGACCACGGCAGGAAGAACCATGTACTCCCGGCGAACAGGAAGAGCGCCAGTCATCTGCACGTTTATCTCCATTTTGCCGAGAGTGTTTGTGTCCGTTGCGTCCAGAAGGGCGTAATAGCGTCCGCCAGCAACATGGGTCGCACCAGTGGAGTTTTTGTTTACTTCGACATTCGTTCCCTCTTTCCAGAGCTTTATGTCCGAGCCATTTATCGTCAGGCCGGTTTCCGGGGTTTTGCCGTCCGTGTCATCCAAAAACGGACCCAGCAAGATATATTGGCTTGCCGTGGATTTTCTAAGCCACATGGACATTACATGATCCCCATATTGCGGTAGTGATTGGCGAATACTGGAATTGGTGCGCCAACGGGAGGGGCGCCTGTAACCGCGTCCAGAATTATGGTTTTCTTGCCGGAAAAGATGCGGTAAGGATTGAGTGCAATATCGGAGATCAACTGGTCGTCAAGGTATTTATCGAGAAGATAGAAATATTCGAATCTTCCCTGAATGAATGCCGTACCCCCGGCCCTTTGTTTCCCGATCCAGAATGGCAATGTTGGCGCGTTCGGTAGAGAGCCTACAGTGGAAGAAATCTTTGATCCGTTCCTGAACCAATCGCACGTTAAACCATATTTATTGCGAAGCGCCCCATGCACCATTACGCCAGAAGGCCATCCCGTGCTGGATAGAACCCCTGCGTAACTGGTAACGGCAAACCAGAGAACTCCCCCAGCGGCCTGGAATACACCCCATCCGCTTGTACCATTTGCCACGCAATCAACGAACCCCCGGAAACTGGCGAAGTTGTCAAAAACCCCGCCCCACAACAATGTAAATTCTGTGTAGGGAATATTGGTTATCGGGAACTCGACATAGGTTGTCGTGCCGTCGAATGCTAGCGCTCTGCCTTTTTCTGCGTAGTCGGATGCTATGGTTCCATTCAGAGTTGGTTCGCCTATCAGAGACCCGAATTCACCCGTAGCGTTGTTACCCAGCCATCCATTTTGATCTCCATACATGACAAAAGCATTATTTACGCCGGAAAGAGTGGCGCAATGCTTATCTAGACGGGATCGTTTTGGCGCTTGCGAGGTATAACGCTGGGGCAGGATGAACACTTTAGGTTCCTACGCCGGTAATGTCAGCCCGGTAGACGAATCCAGATGTTAACGCTACGCCGAGGTCATTCTTTGCCACAAATTTGATGTATCGGGTGATCGGCAGGTCCATTAGCCTGAAGAACCTGCGGTGTGTTCCGGTGGAAAAGATAGTGGATGATCCCACCCAATGCAGGTCAACTTCGTCCGTTGTTGTCGTTCCGGTCGATGGCCCCGTACTGTAATCTGTATTGTTCAGAGACAATTGGGCAAAGAGAATAAGCCGCTTGTTTCCGCTGGGTGTGGAACTTGGGGTAACTTCCAATTCCACAGTGATATCGGAAGGAATATTTGAACCGAGGTCTATCGCAGAAGAGCCAATATAGGTAGCACTTGCCAGCGTACCCATGGTGAGTAGTGCGGAGGATCGTGTTCCTTGGGCAAAGGTAAAGATGGTCATCTTTAATCGCCTGTTGCGAAGATGTTGATTGCGTTTTTGACTGCGGCCAGGACCGTTTCATCGTCCGCATTGATGATGGAGTTGATTGGCGCTGCGCGGTTTTGCGCGAGTACCGGATACATCATTTTTGTCCCAGCCAGATCAGGGTTTTGGAATACCTGTTTTGCCCATAGTAATCGGTTGGCGTGGTTATCGGTTGCCGGGTCTTCAGTCATGATATCGGTCGCGGCCACAAAAGTTGCAACGCGGACATGATCAAAAAGAGGGGTATTCCTTGCCGCGACTAAAAGCTCATCAAAAGTTGCCATTTATTTCTCCTGAGTTTAGGGTGAACCTAAATGTTGATTAAGGGTGAACCTAAAAACGCCCTATTCATGCGGGTCTTGGAATGGTGCCACCTTTAAGGGTGAACCTATTTCCTATTTATGTTTGTCTCAATCCATCCATGGTTTCGGCCAGTACCACGGCGGATACCTTGACGTTCCCGGAAAGCACGATTTCGCAGTTATCCGACTTGTATCCAGCCGGAAGCCGGAATGCTCTGCTGTTGGTGACTTGCCGGGTGTACTTGAGCGTGCTGTCTGCCCAAAGCTGGAATTGCAGGCTGTTGATCGAGAGTGCGGGAAGGTCCGCCATGCCATCTCCCGCAACTTCATATTCAGCCAGATAAGGATCGGCCAGCGCGTCATTCATGAGATTCCCGTTTATCAGCGCTTGGTTTGCCGCAACTACCGCATCATAGGATTCCTGGCTGGCGCCGGTTTCCGCTTCTGTCATGGTGAAGTCGGCGTCCAGTTTTGCCGCGCCAAAATTGACCGGTGCTGGAAGCATGAACAGTTTGCTGCGCCATTCGTAGGAGAGCTTTGTTCCGACATCGCCTTCCCACTGGTATATTTTTTTGTCGTTGGCAACATAGAGCTTTCCGGTGGCCGGATCGGTCCAGATCGCTGTTATCTTTTGATTGATCTTCACGAAGCTGGCGGCTTCGGTCTTGTCGATGACAAACATGAGCGAACTTTCATCCGCCGTGTAGCCCGCGTAATAGCGGTTGTCGGCAGTAGCAGCAATGAAAGTATTGGGGTTAAGGTCAGACCATTCCTTTTGCGTAAACAGGTCTTTGGTCACGATATCGTTCTGAACGCCGATGATGACCAGCCCTTGCGGTGAGGCGTATCCCACGCCAAAGGCGAAACTTGCTACTGACCGCTTGGACATGCAGGGCCACGCTACGGCCAGTTTTTCCATGCCGCCTCCCATGGTCACAGGCTCAACGCCGGTAATCGTGAAGGGATTACCTTCCGTCATTCCGACAAGCGTTGTTCCGGTCACACCGATGGCAACGATGTCCTGATCGTAGGACTGCCGGTATCCGATAGGCCACGCATAGGGCTTGAACGGTTCGGAAAAATGAATCTGGTTTCCGGTGAAGCCTGCCGCAATGCCGTTGGGCAGGATGACGATCCCGCGCATGTCGGCGGGCGGCATCTGCCATGTTGTTGATGCCAGTGTTTCGCCTAGATCGTCATCGTCTACTGTGTCGGCATAGCTCGTGGTGGCAGCGGACAGGCTGACCACGTATTGATAATCTGTCCCGGTATTGGCGGAAGTGAGGATGCGGTATATCCGCTTGAGCATGCCGCTTGTGTTATGTGGCGCAATGCGTGTCCATGTTCCGCCACTGGTATAGGTCTGTGTGGTGGACAGAATGATGACTGCGGTATTCGTGCCGACGTCTACGCTGTAAAGCGACCATGTGCCATTCAGATCGGTCATTCCCGCTACGGCAGCGAACTTTATTTCCTCGCTGGCGCGAAGGCCGTAGGCCGAATTGAGGTTGACGGTCACATATCCGGTAGACGGCGTATCCTTCGCAGCGCCGGTTATCGTGCCGGAATTGTCTGGCGGGATGTCCATGCCCGATATATTCCACGTTGCATCCAGTTTTCCGCTTACGGGATCGCTGGGGGCGGACGGCGCAGACTCTTCGCCCCATTGGGTGAGGAAAGTGTAAACATAAGAACGGGTTACAGTCGTGGCACTTGAACCGCCTGAAGGCGATACCGTTGGCTTGGTCAATGGCGGTGAGACTCCCAGCACGTAGGAGCCTGATGGGTAGGGTCCGGTCCCGGCGGTAGCCAGATCGAAGTTGGATACCCTTGGTTCGCCATCGCCGGTGTAGTAGAAGCGCCGGTCTTCGTTGTTGGCGATGGGAGAGCGGGCAACATCGACATCCCGATCCCATGCCAGCCATTTCTCGTTTCCGTCCTTTTCCATGCGAAACATGGAAATGATTTCGCCGCCCACTTGCGGGTTGAAGATCAGAAGCGGTCCACTTCTAGGGCGCAAGTCTCCCGATGTGAGATTGCAGTTGGTGGCTACCTGTGCCTGATTTTGGGCCAGCAATTGTTTTGCCAGCCGGGGAACCAGACCGGAGAAGCTGTTTACTCTGAACCCGGTCATCGCTGCGGTCTTTTCCTCATGCCCATTCCGTTGAAATGTGTTTCCAGTGCTTCACGTTCTTTTTCCGTCAATCCGAACAAGCGTTCGGTGTTGATTACATATTCCATGTCACGGATATACACGGATGCGAGTAGTCGAATTGGGTTGCGGGACCACACCAGCGCCCGCGCGGACTCCCAATGCCCGTTTTCATCCGTCCCGCGTTCCCGTTCGGCCCATGAAATTGCAAGGTTTAGATTCCAGCCCCAACCTTCATACCGCGCTTTCACCCTTCAGGTTTTTTCCCTTCGCAAATGGCGCGTTCCGTGGCGCGGCGCTTTACCAGACCCGGTAATACTTTTCGCCCCGGCCCTTTATTGAAGGCTTCGATACGCTCACAGGCTTCCGCGTACCTCTTTGAATTGATCAGGTCGATCAGGTTTGGCTCAAACTGTCCAGTTTTCTTGTTTATCTCTCCCTTGCGGCAGAAAGTGGGAACGCCTACGCTGTAGGTAAGGCGCACATAGGCTTCATACTCGTGCTGGTACAGAGGAACTTTCACGCAGCTTTTTACCCCAGCCGCGTAGACATTCTCAATTTCATCCAGCATTCTGATCAGCGCTCGTGTAGGTGTTGTTTTGTCGCCCTTTTTTACCCCTGTAGTCGAGCCGTAACCAATGGTGTATACATCCCCCTTGACCGGGATATATGCGGTATCCCTGTACCCTTCATCAACCGCAAGGCCAGCCAGCAACGATCCAGATACCACGAGGACGGAAACAGTCATCCTTGCTGCTACTTCTGCACTTTCAAGAGACATAGCAAGCATCAACTCCATGCACGGTTATTTCCTTATTTCTTCGACTTTTCCGCCTCGATAGCGCATTCAAGCGCTTCGAGAATCCTTTTTTTTTGATCCATGGCCAGCGGAACACACATTGGTTGTGGTTTTGCTGGCGGATTGACCGTGATGATGGTTACAGGCTTCGATAGCGGGACTTTTGGCGCAGCCGGTTCCTGTTTAACTGGCGGCTCTTGAACTGGTGTCGGCTCTCGTTTTGGCAAACGGTTGCAGGCTGTTATGACTAGAAGAAGGATCAGGAGCCTCATCGCTTCAGCCTCAATAGTCTTTGCAGATGGTCAAGAACCTGTCCTTGGAACGCTTCATCTTCGCGCTGCTTGTCGGCGGCCCGCTCTTCCGAACGATCCTGCCGCGCCTCCAATCGTTTCTGGTTTGTGAGGATATGGGTGATCTGCTCGTCTTGCTGCGTGTTCCTGAACGACTCATGGCCTACAGCATCCTTGGTGCGAATGTTGTCTATGAACATCCCGATGCCCGCGCCAATTATTGCCATGAATGCCCATGGCAGCAGTTTTTTGGCCCAATCCCTTGTCCATCCCGGCAAGTGCCAGCCGCCTTGATCCTGTTCGGCCACTTATCGCCCGATAAACCAGACTATGAATACGATTAATGCCAGAATTCCAAATAAAATCCAGCCGGTGTAACTGGATTTCTGAGCCGCTTGGAGTCCTTTGTCCGCTGCCGCGTCGATTTCATTGTTTATTTTTTGCAAGTCATCCTGCAATTTACTCATTTTTCATTTCTCCAAATAGAAAAGGCCGTAATAACGGCCTTTGTTGGTTGTTACGGTATGTATGTCACCATTGCACGGTATCAAGCGTGCTTTGCGCGGGGTTATCACCCAATCCGTCTATTTGGTCCCGCAATTTCTGGCGCTTTCCTGTCAATGCTCCATGCAGAGGGGCCAGCGCGTCTGCGTTTGCGACGATGAGGCTAGCGAGTTCAGCGGGAGTAATGCCCCGCGCATCAGCCGCGCTGCGCAGCCAGGGAGCGGCAGCGGTGTTATCCGCGATGAATGCGCGCGCTTCCTCCTCCTGCTTGGGCCAGGATGCGATTTCGTTCTCCGGGTAGCCGGAAGTAATGGCATTGACGGCTATCTGGTAGTTCGTATTGATCCGCGCATGAGCGGCAGCAATACGTTCCGCCGCTGTTGGTTCCGGTGGTGCTGGTGGCGCGGCTGCTGTCCAGAGGTCAACAATGGATTGAAACTCGCTCATGTCGGACAAGTCACTGTTCGGACCATCGTAATACTCGACATGGCCGCTCGATTGATCCCACTGCACGGCGCGGATGTTGGAATCGAGGCCGGACAGGTCTACTGCCCGGAAATCCCCGTCTACTCCTACCAAGCCGTCATCCTTGACGATTGTTAGCCGCATCCTCTATCTCCGGTAAGATTCCCACATCTCCCAATCGGATCGCTTGAAGGGCATCCAAGGCATTCCGATCCCTTTGTGTTTTCACCACTTCGTTCCTGAATGATTCCGTGGCCGCAACTCCCTTGCGTGATTCATTGGCGGTATTAATCAACAGGGTTGGCGTCCATGCGATAGCGCATCCCCAATGATCGGTTTCCTCTCCGGTGTTGATGTCCGTGCCGCGCACGTAGACGTACCACGGGCAGCGAGCGATGTACGATCCGCCTTCCTTGTCCGTCTTTATTTCTTCACACTTCGCCCCCAGTGGGCAATCTGCAATTCTGATTTCCATATCAGTCCTTGGTGGCGCGTATCATGCGCAGATATTTGACGGCGAGATTGATGGCGGTGGCAGTGAATGTGTGACCGTGGGAGCCGCCGCCGCCTGTCGATCCGGTAGCAATCGTAGGACCAGGGCCGCTACCCGGAGCGGAGCCGCCATTTCCCAATGATCCGTTTATCTGGTAGGTGGTCTGCGTGTGCGTGTGCGCCGGCATTTGTGCGCTGGTCAAGGTGGTTGCTCCAATGGAGCCGGAAACAGCTTGACTGATGAATGCCGCCCCGAAGTTGACGGAGCCGCCGCCCTGGCCCCCGGAAGTTCCGCTAGGCACTATTCGTATGGTGTGATCTAAGGTCGCTGTTGTATCGCCCGTCCATCCAGTAGGGGCGACATCGTTATAAAACAGCATGGAAGTTGGATTGGAGAATGCTTCTCCCGATGCGCCCAGCAAGTTTCGGATGGTTGCCGCATCTGCTCCAGCCAGCAAAGTACGCGCGAATGCTGTTAGCGCGGTTACGGCAGCCGTCGATGCGCCGGTAAAATAGGGCAGCTTGTCGGCAGCTGGAGTGAGATTGCCTAAGGCGGACAAGGTTGTATTTGACGCTGATTCTGTTAGTGCAATGTTGGTGAGTGCGGCAACAAAGTAATCCCCAGCCGCCCAGGTCCGGGCTGTAGTTCCATCCAACCCACGGCCCCCGGTTGCGATGGTGAATGAATCGGTGTTTCTGGCGGATACCTTGACGATTTCCGCATTGTTGCTGGCATCCTTGAATACGCCGTAGAAGTAATCCCCGCCCCCAAGAACAGGGAAAAGAATGCCCTTCCCGGCTTCAACGGTGAAGGCAAGGCCGGTGGTGCCGCTGGGTGCGCTGGCGATCTTTGCCTTGCCGAAGTTGGAAAACTTTAGCGCCATGATTTCCGCCGCATGATTTGGGTTTGAAGTGGCGCGCGGGTATAGTTTCTCCCGGCGCGGATTCCAGCTTTTGCCGTATCAATCCTGAATTGCTGCTGGTGCGAGTTCGCTAGTTGGAAATCGGTATAGGGCTTTTTAGGCGAACTCATGAGTCGCGCCAACGCCCCATGCGCAATCGTGTCCCGCCACTCGTTGTAGATATCGTCATCTATTCCATCGGCAATCGGGGAAGGCTTGAGAATGGTGGTCAGCGTTAGGGTTCCTTCGACGTTCGGCGTCGGGATCAGGGTCAGATAGGTAGGATGGCCCATGACATATTGCGGGCTTCCGTCCTGGTGGCGCCAGTTCCAAAGCCATACTTCATCCTGCTCCGTATTCACTTCGATTTCGCAGCCGTTGAATTCGGCGTAATCGACGGCATACACCACGGCGCCATCGGGCGGAGCGAAATCATAATCCGCATTGGCAACCGTCACAGCGATATCGGGATGAGCGTATTTCCACGCTTGAGACTGTTCGCAGAAGGCAATGGCGGCTTGCCGCAATGCGATGGGCAGGACACCCATGGGGCATCCGGGCAGATCGGGAACCATCAAATCGTAGAACTCGCTCCAGAGTTTCATAGTGGCGCTTCGCTGCTGAACATGTTGCCGAATACCCCGGCCCTACCGGAATCCGCGAACTCGTCATCGGACATTTCAGCCCTTGCCGTTACCCAATCCGCTATTTGTTGCACGTATGAAACGTCAACCGGAAACAGATCGGTCAGTGCGTAATTTCCAGCGGGCATGTTGTTGTACTGTCCTACGAACACATCCGGCCTTCTTTTTGCAAACGCCATCATTCCCTGGTTTGCGAATGACAGAAGTTGGTCATCGGTATAGCGCACCTTGTCCTTGTCGTTCAGGGGAATGCGCGCAAGGTCCACGATGTTCTGGTAGGTGAAAGCCACTTATTTCCCTTGCAAGTGTTCGTGCTGTTTGGCCCATTCGTGGATCATCTGCTCCCGCGTTTTTTCCAGATTCCAGCGCTTGTCGGGCTGAGTGGTCATGTGGTCCTGAGCGAATTTCCGCAACTGCTTCAGATCCATGTCGTGAAAATTCACTACCGGAGTCGGTTCGTCCGGGCGTCGGTCTTTTTCGAGAAAATCAATCGGTTCTTCCTTCACCCCGGCTTCAGTCTTCAGAAGCCATTGCGGGTCTGGTTGTTCGGGTTTGGCATCGCCGTCTGCCGATTCCCATGTATCGGTGAATTGCAGAAGGTGTGCCGCGAGAGTGCTGGTTACATCCCGGACCTGTCCAGGCTCCCATACGAGATTGCATCCTTCTATGCTGTCCTGTTTTACGTGGTCGCCTATGTATTTGACTTGCATTCGTGTCTCCCGAAAAAGAAATGGGGCGGAAACTTCCCGCCCCGAATGGTCCTAGAGGTAATTGGTTATACGCGGCCCAGGCCGTCACCCTTGACGATGGCCGAGACTTTTCCCGCCGCGAATGTTCCCGCTGCCGTGGTCACGGTTATGGTGAGGACTACCGGATTCTCGAACTTGATGGGATGGAATGAACAGGTTTTCCGGCCAGCGGATTGCATGAATGCGCCCGCCGCAGAGAAATAAGCGTCATTTGCTGTTGGACCGTCCGCTGCATTGAGCGGGACGTACCCGATCTTTGCAGCCAGCGCAGTCCCGGTATCTAGGTCGTCGCCTACGATATCGACATCCGTTACCATAACACCGCCTGGAATGACTACCGGACGGATCACATCTCCCAAACCCGCTGCCGTCGGATTGACGGAGCCGGTGTAAACCACGCCGTTTCCGAACTCTCCCATATGACAGGGTTTCGTCAGTAAATCTGTTGCGTTGTAAGTTGCCATTGCTGAAACTCCTAAAAAGGACGTAAAAAAAGCGGCTAGGCCGCGTCGTCTGTTTGTTTGCGCTGGATTAGAGCGGTACAGCGGAATCGACTGCGATTACACCAAAGTCAGTCGGGATTTTGGTGCCGGTGCCGTCATCGGCAGCAAGCCGAATCTTGGACTTGCCACAGCATTTTTCACCCATGACCTCCAAGGCGCTCTCGAAGTTGTACCAGTGTTCCTTCCAGCCGAATTGCAGGCCGCTGGTTTGCGTTCTGCCGTAGGCCACTGCAAGGGCTTGGGAACCCAGCAACAGCCCACGTTCCACGGCGAATCCGGCAGTCAGCGAAGCATTTACGGTCTGATCGGATTCCGTGGCAGTTGCAGCATTGCCAGCGGTGATGATCTTGGTGCTTTCTCCCGGCATGAACCTCACAGCCCGTTCGTTCTTGATGACGAGGATACCGTTCCACATGCCGACTTCCCCGGCAAACAGGGGATGGCGTCCGTCCAGATACCCCGCCCGATTCACGGCGTTTTGCTGGAATGCGCGAAGGGAACCTTCCGTGAGCAAAACGGAGTACTGATTCGGGGTTGCAAGGAATACCCACATTTTTGAGGTATTCGCTGCCATGTCTCCCTTTATCTTTACTGATTGCAGGGGTTGGTCCATGTCATCAATGCGCTTGCGAATCTGATCCAGATGCGTGAGTTTGAGTTGGTCCGTGCTGATGATTGAACCTAATTGCTGTCCGCCCTGCGTGAAGTTCGCGCCATTGACCACCAGATGACGATTGTAGGTCGGCGCCATGACCGGATTGACCATGATGCTGTTGAAGGTTGGGGCGCTTTGCAGGGGGATAGTCCAATCGGTTCCCATCTGCGAACCTCGCGCTCCCGCTAGATGAACAAGCGATTCTTGTACGTCCAACCTTGGGAAGTAGCCTTTAAGCTGCGCCAGCGCGAGTTCCCGCAGATTGTGCTTGGTACGTTTCTGCGTCATCGTGCCGCCCGCATCAATTACCTTCGATGCAAGGTCAATCTTCAGTTCTTGCGAACTGAATGACAGGGGTGAACCTTTGCCTTCGCGTTGGACATCGCCCATCAACGGTTCCCCGCTGATTACGTCGATCAGGTCCATGGAAACCCGATCTCCGGGCTGAGACATCACATCGTCAATGCGCACGATGGGAAGCCCCGCTTCGGTTTGTCCCTTGATTTTCTGGATCGCGTCCGGGTCGATTACCCCCATCATCGCATCCAGAGCGCTGGTCCCGCGCATGGTTCCAGCCAAAAGCGCCACGCTGTAATGCTTGATAGCAAGCGTGCTGGTTGTACCTATGTTTGTTTGTGCCATTTCAATATTCCTTAATCAAGCTCGGCCCTCATGGCAGCGGCTTTCTGGTCCGGCATTTTCATCAGCCGTTTGAAAAGCTCATGCGGCGGCAGATTGTTTATTTGCTCTGCTTCCGACATGGGATTGGCGCCACCTTGAATGTCCGAAAGGGTTGTAGGTTTCTTGACCGGCGCTTTGGCAAGTTTGGCGTTTGCCTTCTGCTTTGCGTTGGCGCTCGGTTCAGCATTTGGGGGTTCGGAGGCTTCCGGCATGATGCTTCTCACTCGTTTCACGACTTCCAAAAAGCGTTCCTCATAGGATTTTTTTTGCCATTTGGGAATCTGAAGCAGGGCATTGTCTTGTGCCAATGCTTCCTCCCATGCTTGGGGGTCGTTCTTTTCCCAATGGATCAAATCTGGATTGTTTTCCTTCGCTTCCTGAACTTTCTCGTTGATAATCCGCTTTTGCTCTTCGATTTGCCGCTCTTGCTCTTCCTTCGCGGCCTGTTCTCGCGCAGCATTTGCTTCCCTTTCCGCCTTCAATTCTTCGGCAATAGCATCTACATACTCCCGAATTGAATCTGCCGTTTCCCCGGCTTCCGGGAAATCTTCACTAAGGCGTTTTATGCGGTCATCAACTTTTTTCTGAATTTCTGCCCTGCGCTCCGGTGTTTTGGCAGAGGACTTTTTCTGCTTCAGTGCTTGCAGTTCGTCCCTTGCCTTCTCCAGCGCTGGCAGTTGATTCAGTTTTTCGGTCAGTTCAGCGACTTTTACTCGAAGCTCTTTATGCTCCGAATAAGGAATGGTCCTTTTCCCGTCTTTGGTGAGGACAACAGGCTCGTCTTTTTCCTCGTCCTGCTCTTCCTCCGGTTCGTCCTCTTCCGTTTCCACTGCGCCGTTAGCCGCGCCTTCGTCTTCTTCCTGTTCGTGGTCTTCTTCCGAGTCTTTGGACGGTTTGCCTTCCAATCCAGCCAGGATTTCAGCTTCCGCATCCGGGTTTTCTTCCAGTTGCGTGATCTGTTCCGGCGTGAGGTTTGCTATTTGTGCGTCTGTGAGTGCCATGCTTTTTCCTCCATCTGCTTAACCGAGTTAGCCGGTCTGCCGTGGCAGAGTTAAAAGAGTCTTCAGTAACGCCGTTAGCGCGATAAAAAAGCCGCCAGGGTTTCCCGTAGCGGCTTGATGTATTCGGTGTGTGTGGTCTATCGTTTCACGATTATCAGTTTTGATCTCTGGGAATCCTGCTCCACTGCCCCGATAGACGGCGGGTTATAGAACCGTTTGCCGTTGTAGTCCCGGCATCCTATGAATCTTCCGGACCTTATAAGCTCCTTTGCTTGCGGCATATGCGCGTCGGTCAGAAGAGGATCATAAGTGGTCGTGTTGGTCAGGCTGGATGAACCATACCGGACAATCTGATCGTATCCGTGAACGTTGTTACCATCGCCGGTCAGCGTGCAAGTCGTGTCAATATCCGCGACAAACGGCCCTCTGGAGCTTCCGCGCTTGAGACTGTTATTCCGAAAATCAATTTCCGCATTGGTAAAATAGGTTATTTCCCCCCGCTGTTCTCCGGATTGGTTATTGTCGTAAAGGGTGTTATGCCATATTTTTGTATTCTTGCATGCCGCCCCGACTACGCCGGAAAGTCCGTTACGATAGGCAATATTTCCTTCAAGGGTGTTGTTATCCCCCCGATTGGTGGAATATCCGGCTCCCGCGTTGTGGTGCGATGAGTTTCCACGGAAAACCGAAGAGTCGGCATAGTCATCGAAAGCGAATCCATGCCCCTCTGTGGCCGGTGAACGGGGATCGGCCACATTTTCATATGATTCATTGTCCTCAATCGTGAGGTTGTAGCATCTTCCCCAAGCGTAATTGATGCTTCTGGTAGTCGGATCGGTCCCGATATTGACGTACAGAACGCCACCTGACACGCCAAATTCCCCTAATCCCGGCGCTGTCTGCGTTCCTGCCGTGGGATTCAGGCGCTGGTAGGGGGAAAGGCTGGATTTGACGTAATAGACCGCCGTTTCGTAGGCCGCAAGGTTGCGTTGCCATATCGAACCGCTGGTATTCGTCCATCCGCTAGTCGCATCCGTTCTTCTCGCCTTTGATGAAAAGCCATGTGCGCCGAATTGAGCATCAAAGCCATTCTGATAGAACTTGTTTCTGCGCACCCGCGCATGGTTTACCCCATTCAGGAGCATTCCATGGCCGGGATTCTTGAAGAAGTGGTTATCCTCAATCAGATAATCCGATGTCTCACCCGTGGATGTCGCGGTTCCGCCGATATTAAGCCCTGCCTCCCCCGACTTCATGTTCGTAAAATAGCATCGGGCTACTTTGTGGCCTACGCATGCCGTGGAGCCATTTGCGAACATATAAAGCGAGTATTGGCATGTTCCATATCCGTCGAAGTACATGTCCTGAATCGTGACGTAGCTTCTCCCGGAGAAATTCAGGATCATGTTCCCGGAGCCAGAAGGGTTTAACCAGTGGCAATATGGAACCTGGGCCTCGCCGTACACGCCGTACGTGGTGGGCGCTCCCGCTACGCCGCTTTTTACATCCATGAAAGATGTAATGGTGTATTGCGGCGTACCGCGCCTGATCCATACTGAATCGCTTGTTTGGATGTTGGCCCGCTTTGCATCGTAGCTTTTCCACGGAGTCGTTGGGCTTAAGCCATCATTATCAGAATCCGATCCATTGAACCAGTCAAAATAGCGATCAGTCATCAGACTCCCCGGAAGTGCAAAGCACAGTAATATTCCAGCTTCACGGATTCGCTGCCATTGGCCCGTTGCGCTATGAATTCAACGGTCACGGAATCTGTCATGTCGATATTGGCGGTCAACGGTGTGGTACTGCCTGCCGTGAAGTATCCGCTGTCGTATGGAACAATTTGCGATGTAAGCGAATTGCGGTTCGCCAGTACCACCAGTGGGCCTTCTTTTGTGCTGGTGGTGCGCGTTGCACTATAAATGGTTATGCCGCCTACCTTGACCTTCAGTTTTTTTTCGTTTGCGGTGCTGGGAAACGTCCACAGCGGGGTAATCTGGATGATGCTGTTTGGCCCAAGGATTCCGCCCGGAATGGTGAAGCTGGCGAGAATTTCATCTGTTCCGGTAGAGATGCAGGCAATCGGATAGGCATACGATGACAGGACTTCTACCGGAAGTTCTACTGTCGAGTATTCGACCGCATCGCCTTCCGCGATCAAGGCGGACTCAATTACGGGATCGAATTCCGCGATCATGCCCGCGCTGAAGGTGCGCCCGCTCATGAAGGCGGTATCAATAAACTTGATCATTTGGATTTATTCGCCATTTTCTGGATATTCCGTGCGTGATGAATCGCTACCCGCCGCAAGTGTTCGCATTGCATTTCATCATCCTCATCCGCATCAGGCCATGTCATGATGAATCTGTATTTGTCCAGTAGTAGTACGGCCTTGGCAAGATTGATGGCGTCTTCCTCGTTTATCATGCGGCGGGTCTTGCGGGAACGGGCTTATTGGCGATCAGGTGCTTTATGGTCAAGTCTTCCGCTTTGGCTCGTGCATCCGCGTTGACCTGATCCTGCTTGATGTCGAGTTCACGGGACTTCAAATTAAGCTCTCCAGATTTATCAGCCAATCTCAGTCTCAATTCACCGATCTGCTGCTGTAGGCGCTGTTGATCTTGAAGCGATTTAAGCTCTTGCTGCATAGCCTGAAGTTTGACCATCGCATATTGGGCTTCGTCGCCGCCCTGTTCCGGCTGTGGAGCGCCTTCTGTGGCAGCTTGCGCCGCTGCTCTTTGTGCTTCTGCCTGAGTCTTGTTGATGACGGCCTGCTTCAATTCAAGCTCCAGCGCGATTATTTGCTGCTGTATAGCCTCTGCCTGTTGCGCCTTCATGGCCTGCTGTTGTTCCTGCTCTGGGGTCATCGGTCCCGGAATTCCGGCCACCTTCCGCATTTGGTCCGCAAGCTCATGACGATTCGGCATGTCAGAGAGTTCGAGCATGGCTGGATACATCACAAGCTGGTACTGAGGCGGCGCCGCTTGTGCCAGTTGCGAGAATGCTTGGAGTTGCTGCGCCCTGAATGTCGGGGTCGCCGGTATATCCTCCAGAACCACCTTGACTTGCGCCATGGCGATATCGTTTTGAATTACCGGACCTTGCGGGGTCATGATCTGCTTGTTAAAGTAAATGACCTTTTGCCTCGTTCCCTGCTTGACGGCGATTTGAACCGGCTGACCAATCATGTCGCTTATGGCGAAGGCGAGAAGTTGTTGCCCGCACAGCCGCCGTGCGTACCGGAAATTATCGTTCGGTTCCGCCAGCACGGTAGAACCTTGCTCCACCAGATTATTGATAGCTACGCCACTATCGGCCTGTGTCGCATCGCCCAGCATGGCGCGGTAGACGCCGCCGACTTCCTCAATCCGCCGCTTCCTCTCCTGAATCAACTGGAAGATTTGGGCTGCAAGGGCATGTTCCCGTGTTACCTTGAAGCCGTCCAGGTTACGCCGTTGCGAATTCAGGACGGTCATGGATCGAAGGCTGCTGATATTCCGGGCCAACTCCTGATAGGTGTTCTGGTTCAGGTCCAACGCATCGTTATCTACTTCCACGCGCACTGAGTTCAGGACTTCATAAAGCAGGATATCCATGTCGATAACCTGATCCTGAGGACCGCGCATGTCTCGGATCAATCCGTATGGCGATCTGGAACGGTCCTTTCTGAAGCACCAGAACGGGATGTACGGGAAGCTGTTATGAGGCAGCGGTGTCGGGATATCATCGAGCTTATGTGGTCCAAGCCACATAGCGAGCCTCACGCGCGGCATCATGGCCTTGGCTACTTGTACCAGGCCCGCAGCTATCGCTTGGGTGTGGAACGGATTTTCCTCGTTGTATTCGATAGCCCTGCCGTCCGGCAGATACATCATGTATGCAGTTTCGTAGAACCGATACCAGAGTTCAGACAGCTTGACCATGCCGCTATCGCGCTGGATGAAATCCTCCTGCGATCTGCTCCATGCCTGCTCGTTCTCATAGGCGCGGGCCATCTCGGAATTGTCGCCATCGTAGACATCCATGTTCCAGCCATTCCACGAGTTGCTTATGAGTTCTTCTTCTTCAGGGAATGCAGCTATGGCCTGAGTCACATCTACCCACTTGTCACGGCGAAGATAACGCGCATCCGATAAATCCGGCTCCCGTGCGGTCCAATCCCAAAAGATGTCATTGCGATGGACCTCCCGCACACGGAGAGGATATTTCGTAGGGTCCAAGTCCCTTGATACTTCGATCCAGCCTATGCCCGCCCGCATCATGCTTGAGTAGGCATCGCTCATGGCACGGTCTGCCCTCGATTCGGTTTCAATTTCCTTCAGCTTGGCGCTTAATCCTTCCGCTATTTCGTCCTGCGTTTCATCATCGCTCGTTACCTTGTAATCGGTCCTTGATCGGGCTTCCAGCCCCAGCACGGCGTTGATAGTAGGCTTGATGAGGTTAGAGTCCTGATCCGGTATTCCGGCTTCTTTGAGCCGTTGCAGCACTTCCCGGCTGATTTGGGCGCCATCGTAATAGTCGGCATCTTCGTCGCTGTCGAGTCTCCAATCGGGTTGATTGCGGATGTCGCGGCAGATACGGTCATAGGCTTCAAAGCTGATATTCTTCTTGATGACCGCGATAGAGCCGACAACGTTATCCAATTAAGCTCTCCAGCCCACCATTTTGATCCCGCGTGCGCTCACTGCTGGAGCGTCATCGCCAATGGATAAGGCGAAGTACCGGAATGCGTCCGCCCCGTGAGAAGCCCAATCGTGGAGTGGCTTCCCGGATAGCTGTTTCGATTCCGGGTCGATGTCATAGCGATAGTGCCTCAACGCTTGCAGCCCTTCAGAGCATTTATCTTTGTCGAAGTAGCACCGATTAAAGATGGTCCGGGCTGCGTTGATTCCGTCGAATAGTGATAAGTTTGGCGTAATCTGGACCTTTCGGCCCATTGAAAGCATGATTTCTTCGACTGAGCGGCCAGTCGCAAGAGATTTCGCGCGGGCATCGTGCGGGAGCCAGTCTGTGCCATAGATGTAACCCTTCCCTTGGAGAACTTGCATGTAGTGCTGGAGTGGTTGAAGTTGATTGCTGTAATAGTCGATCAGGCGCAATTCAGGGCCAACGGATTGAGCAAACCATATGCTTGTATTGTCAGCCCAGCCTAAGTCCCAAAAGGTGTGAACCTGTTTAAGCGCATCGTACGGGACGCTCATGATCCGGCCTTCTTCCTCGGCCTTGCGTATCTCGTTGCCGTATATGGCGCCTTCCAGGGTTGAGCGGCACTCACCTTCCCATATGTTCCGGTATGCAACCGGATCACGCTTCAGATCGTCCAAGCGCTCTTGCTCAAGAACCGCATTAAAGAAAGGGTTTTCTGTCCAATTGACCTTGCGGACTATGGCATCAGTCGGCGGATTTACTACAAAGCGCTGGTAAGTCTCATCCGTTTCAAGCTCTGGATTAAAGGTTATCCAGATTTCCGATCCATCCTTGCGAATGGTGGGCATCAGGTCTTTCCACGATGATTTACTTACCGTTTGAGCTTCCTCGATCCAGGCGCGGTCTATGGCCTCGAATGACTTGATGCGTGATGTGTTATTGCGCAGTCCAGCAAACACGAACTCTGTTCCGTTCAGGCCGGTAATGCTGGCATTCTGAATCTGGTAAAAGGAATCAAGCTTGAGCGCTTCAATCTGGTTCTTTAAAAGGTGATGGACCGAATCACCGATTGAGTTCTGAAATTCACGAGCGCATAAAATGCGAAGGGGGCTTTGCGCCCCCTGTATTAGTAATGCCCGTGCAACCCCCCAGCTTTTGGCCCCGCCTCGCCCGCCGTACAGTACTTTGTACCTGGCGGGCTGAAACAGGAATTCAAGCGTTTGGGGGAATTCGGCCTTGACCTCGTTCATTGCTCCCATAGGCTATGTGCTAGGTTTATGAGGATATGGTATCGGCTGACTGTCAACCCTGCATCCCAACTCTTGATAGGTTGATGGTTGGTTTCTCCATTGCGGTGCTGGTGATGGGGAATCAAGGAGCCTGATCTTATAGTTTTCCTCGAATACCGCTTGAAGGTTGTCCTTGATCATCTTCCATTCTTTCGCGCTGGGTCTGTTGTCAGGCTGCAACTCTGCTCTACCACGCAACCAATAGCAAAATTGTTCGGGTGTCATTAAAAGCTATTCCTCGCTTTGTTGCCTTCCATTGCGTTGCTTTCGCTTTGGTTTATCGAGAATCCGGCACTATCGTTATGATGAGGCGCGGCCTCTTCCAAGTATGAATAGAGTGTTTCCCGGCTGATCTTGAACCGCCGCGCAACTTCAGCTTTTGGTATTCCGGTTATGACCATATTCCGCATTTCGATAACTTGCTCCGAAGTGAGTTTAGGTTTTCCACCCTTGTAAACGCCTTTGGCTTTGGCAATGGCTATCCCCTCGCGCTGGCGTTCTCGGATTAATGAGCGCTCGAATTGCGCGAATGAACCCAATATGCCAAGCAGTAGCATCGAGCGCGGATCATCCTTACCAGCAGAGAAAACCATATTTTCTTTCATGAACTCGACTGATACGCCTTTATCGTTCAATTCGCGTACCAGTCTGAGCATATCTTCCATGCTCCTGGCTAACCTATCGAGCGAGTGAACTATGAGCGTATCGCCTTCCCTAGCGTACTTGATGGCCTCTTGCAGCGCTGGGCGATTCGTGTCCTTGCCGCTGGCCTTGTCGGTGAAAACGCGATCAAGCTGTATTCCGTCGAGTTGCCGGGCCTCATTCTGGTCTACGCTGCTGACGCGGATGTATCCAATGCGCTGAGTCTTCATTTCTGTCTCCCTTGAGTGAATATGTCAAGGTGACATTATAGACCATCAACGCATATGTGTCAGATCGTTATTTAATCAATCCTGTTAGGACATTTTGGTGGAGTCAACAATATGTCAAGACAGGGAGTACCCTATTTGGGCAATGGGTAAACTCTGTACCAACCCATTATTTATTCCTTATCGTGCCAGCGCATCAGAAGCTTCGCTATTTGTCTTTATGTAAGCCGCTTGCATCAACGCGGTTACTGTTCTTTCTGTCTGAGCGGTGATTTCCTTATAACTCATTGGATTTTTTCGGTGTCTTACCATACTTACCCCTTAACCCACTATTTTAAATCGCTTAAATCGCTTCTACGTTGCATAGTTTTTGTGCAATCCCGTTATTTCTGGCTATCTTTGCCAACAAATGACACTGTAATATGCTGGAGGATTGGATTGGAAGGATCGCCGCCTTCGTGTGTGTTTTGAACCTTTTCGCCATACTTTCGCGGCTTCAGTTTTGCCGCCGTCCACTTGCGAACGTCAATCCTGTTGCGCTGCCATTGAACCCAGGCTGAATCCAGTTTCCCTTTGTCATCCATTACTGGATATTCATCGGAGATGCGAATCAAGTCATCAGCGAGGAAATCAGCTTGGTCATCCTTCGCGCGCGCGTACATCTCAACGAATTCTTCATGCTCTAATAACCATTTACAAACCGCTCCATAACTTGGCATTCCTTCGCTATTGGTAATTAGCGTCAAAGGTTCTCCAGCCGCAATGCGCTCACATATCATGCTGGCAAGCTCTATGCTGTATGTGATTCGTGCTGTCATTTCGCCAACTCAATCAGTTTGTCGTTTTTCCGGTCCCATATTCTCAGGCGCCGTGTTTCTGGAATAAACACCAATCGGAAGTTTGGGCGCAATACCAGTTCCACGTGCTCTTTATCCGCTTTGAACAAATAACCTATTGCCTGTCCGTCTGTGTCGTATTGAACCTTTGCGGCTCCGCTTTCTGTTTTATCAATCACTGGCAAGCTCTACAATTTTTCCCCTGTTTTTGTCCCATATCCGAATCCTGCCGGTTTCGGGAACTTTCACGAACCGGAAACCCGGTTTCAGGAATATCTCCAGATATCCAGATTCAAGCTCTACCAGCACGCCTATCAGTTCCCCTTCGGTGTCGCGTTGCAGCCTTTCAGCGCGGCGCGGAGTTTCAGTTCGCATATGCTTCTTTCTTCAAGCTCAATTCTCATCGCCCGATTAATCGTAAGCGGATCATCCGCAGGACTCACGCGGTCAACCGCGTAGGCGTCCTTACACTCTGCTGGTACTTTCACTTCACAGTAAACAGGGATGGGTTTCTCAACTACTTGGGTTTCGACTATCGGCTTACCAGCGCAACCCGAAAGCGCAGCCAGGCAGAACATAATCCGTGCGGTCACTCGCCGCGCCGCCCGCGCACGTATGCAATTTGCTCAGTCTTGATTGCCTCACACTGCTGATCCAGCGGGACCGCCGGGAGCGCTTTAATCCGCGTGATAGTCGCTGTGCGCTTTTCCACCTGAGGCTGGGCCTCTTTCATCGACTCTTGCGCCTGTCTCTCGCGTTCCTGGCTTACTGCCGTCATGGCATCAACTGCCGCCTTGGCGCTCTGAATGTCTGTCGCGCACCGATCATTAGCGCTCGACAGCATATTGTTCTGCCCTTTCAAGTCTTCAAGTTGCCCGTTCTTACGCCAATCAGCCACGGAGAACCCGCCCCCGAATGACAGCACTGCGATTGCTATGGCTATTGCAATGGTTGTGGCAGTACTTAGGGCAAATGGCATATGACAGGCGTAAAAAAAGCCGCTTTGGGCGGCTTTGGGTGAAAAACTCGAATATAGAAATTACAGTGTAAAACTGTTACCCACAAAAATCAAGGGCTTAGACAAATAAATAAAAATATATTACGCACCTCTTGACATACCACCGGCGGAGGTATATAGTTACACCGTCAACTAACGAAAAGGAGAAACAAAATGCAAGCCACATACTCGCCCACTGACAGGAGCAAATCATGGACCATCTAAATACAGTAATGATTCTCACCGGAATTGCGATGATGGTTATTTGGGGGTTGCTATTTATTTTGTGGAAGTCTTAACCAGAGAGAAGAAGATGAATATTCAAGAACTCGCTACCATCATGAATATGCCGGAATCCAGCGTAAGATCGTTTGTCAGATGCCTCCAAGTTTGGACAGAAAAAGGATTCACCATTGAACAAGCTATCATGAAACATCAAGGAATTATCAATCGCTTGGTAGCCAACCCTGAAGCAGCCGTAGCCATGGCCCGCGCCGAACTCGAAGATTAAAGGAGCCTAAAATGATACTCGTTGAATACCGCACAAAGGACAAGAACCCACGGAAGCAGAGAACATACTTCCTATCCGTTGCCGAACAAACAGCCAACTCTATCGAAGCCGCGAAGGAATACGCAAGGAGAGCGCTGGGGAATAACATCGAAATAATGAAAGCGCTTTATGTTGGAACTTATCTAGAGAAATAGGCTGCCATTGGTGGTATAATGGATTACATGAACTCTCCCACTCCCGAAGAAGTAAAAGCAGCCCGGATAGCCGCAGGACTCACGCAAAAAGAAGCTGGAGAGCTTGTAGCCAGCCACGGATGGAAAACTTGGCAACGCTATGAGTATGGAAACCGGAAAATGCACCCAGCTACCTGGGAGTTGTTCTTGTTGAAGACCAAGGATATGAGGAGAAATAAATGATAGTTTGCGAATTTACTGACTCTATCGTCTTATCTTTTTATACGGGAGTTTCGATTGTGGCACTGGTGGCGATTTACGGCCTTTGCCTAGCTATTATTAGGAGAGAACCCGAAGACATGACGTTATCCACGCCTGAAGCCCTGCCGAATGTAACCGGCATGAAGGGCGGAAGGGGTGGGTAACTCAGGTAACATAGTTGCTCTCAATCAACCCATGTCGCTCTAAAACTTCCGAAATCTCAGCCATAGACTGATCATTAATTCTGTCCATGATGTCATAGATAGAATGTTTCATGATCACCGCGCGGAGATTCCGACATCCAAATAACTCACGGATTGCCCTAACCGGCAGACCCCCGCAAAAATACCCTTTTATTACCCTGTAGACAGCTTCTTGTTTTTCCGGCCACACGTCCAGAGCGTGGCATCCTCTTTCTATTAAAGAATAGACTTCGATAGCCGCCAACCTCCTGCCAAACTCCGCTTCTATGAATTGCCGCGAGGTTTCATGGGGCAAATGATTCACCAATCCGATTATTAAAGCAGCTTGTCCGTGCCGGTCTTGAGCCGCGAGATCGTCTATTAAAGCGTTGGGGTATCCGCTACTCTTGCCCTGGCGCATATTGTTTATTGCTGCCATTTTGATGATGGGGCGGGATGAAGTGTTGTATGCCCATTTTAGGGCTTGACTAGCATCTTTAAACATTGTCCTCGGCGCGGAATTTGTTGACGAGTAAGAGAAGGTGGTATTCGGTTGGAAGGCGGAATAGTCTCAGAAAGGTTTTTTCTCCGCTGTGGAAGCCTACAGCGCCCTGGTGGTGTTCATAGCAGAGAGGCGCCACCATGTATTCAGAGCGCATTCCAGAGCCTTCAGCGATGTGATGTATGCTGGCTGGGGTATTTGTGTTCATGAACTCTCGGCAGATCACGCAGCCCAGCCCGCGCACGATGTCATGGTGACGCTGTTCGGCTTTATTCATCGCAGTCTGGAAGCTGAGAAGCGTACTCACCCATGCACAGCAGCCGCTTTGCCATTCCCGGCTGACCTATACCATGAGCTATTCTGGCGGTCTCCCGAAGTTCGCATTCTTTTAGTGTGCGTGATCCAGCCAGCCCGACCCCGCCAATGAATGAGAGGAACCCCCCCAAACTTGCTTGACATGGCGCGGTTGGGGCAGGCGTTCCCATAAAAACCGCTGGCGATTGCCGCACCTGATCGTAATGGAACGATTGGGAATTACCTGTATTGCTGGCATTGGGGGGTGTGGG